GCATCCTGCGATAAAAAAAAAGACTTAGAGGTCTCTGTGGTAGAATTAAATCCAACGGGGGACGATACTACGTTACTGACGGACGTAGGCCAAAACCCCCAAGAGAGGAATGGGTAAATTATGAAAAAAACAATGAAGACGGATACACAGTACAAGACATTAAAGAGTTATCCCTTGAAGAAGCAATCGCAGCCGGAAAAATCTACGTTATCGAAGAAATCTAAGGTTGAAGATCCTGTGCAAGTTAGCAAGCCTGTGAGTGTGAGCTTGAAAAAGAAAGTTAAAAAGAAAGTTAAAAAGAAATGAAATTTATAGAATATGAAATACAATGCAATGCTGTAGCATGGATGCGATTACAATATCCAAATGCGATTTTGCACTCGATACCAAATGGCGCAAGAGTTGGTATAAGACAGGCTGTGAGATTAAAGAAGGAAGGTTTGCTTAAATCCATTCCGGACGTTTTCGTGGCACAAGCTAACACAGATTATCATGGTATATACGCAGAAACTAAAAGACCCGGAGCCAAGCCAAATAGGGATCAAAAAATTATGATGGAACGATTAAGCAATCGTGGGTATTTCGTGTTCTGGTATGATAATCTTGAAGATTTTATTCACAAAATTAAATGGTATATGAAATTAGATAAGGAGGAATGATATGGCTACAATATGGAACCCATGTGTTATATTTAAGGTTGAGGTAACATCAGATAGCATAGCATACATATTGAGAAGTGGTTCTATATCTGAAAAAGACAATCAATATAGTGGCTACAAAAGAATACAATATGATGCAGGTGATACAGAATATATTTCTAGTGAGTTCATTTTTAAGCCAGGTTTAGAAGCTAAGAATGCTATGATTAAATTATTAACATCAGAGCTAGAGGCCGCACAAACAAACTTAAATAACAAAACAAAGGAGATTACAAAATGAAGGAACAAATCAAAAAATTTACAAAAGACGGATTCAAAGCATTGAAAACATTTCTAATAGTAGGCGCATTAGTAGGCTTTATTGCTTACATGGTATCAGGAGCGATATTCTTTTTTGAGATTAAGCACAGTTTGAAAAACAATGTTGAAAATGTTATAGTTGAAAAGGACAAAAGAATAAACGTATTGTCAGAACATATAAAACGTAATGGAACTGTTTATAATGCTTTATTTGATGAGCTAGATAAGCTTAAAATGAAATCAGTTGATGCAGTTACGTTGAAATATAAAGTTAAAAAATAACAAAGGAGAATAATTATGATTTTTACAATAAGAGAAGATGAAAAAACAAAGAAAATTGAAGTAAATATTGATATGGAATCAGAAGATATGGATGTCATAAGGTCTAAGAAAGAAGATTCTGATTTTCCATTTGTGACTAATATTACAGTAAAAAAATATGTTCCAAAGTTTTTAGATATTTTTAAAAAGGTTGTAAAGTCATCTAACGTAGAATTTAAGTCAGATTATATAGATTGAGGGATAAATTGTATGGATAAAATAAAACGATCCATCATATGTCTTTTTAACTTTTATTTTAGAATTATATTGGAAAGAAAATTGAGAAAAGTTGCTACAAAAATTGTCGGTAAGACTTATGATGACGAACTATTTGAAGAATGTAGGATATTAATTTTGAATGAACTGCAAAAATTTGAAAAAGACAATGCCAAATTATATAGACTTCTGGAGAAATTATATGGATAAAACAATCAAAATAACGTGCCAAGCAGCTGACCTTCTTAATATCAATGATTTGGTAGAATTTCAGGGTGAGTTGAAATCGTTACATAAGAACAAGGCGGCCAAGCTCAGAAAGTCTATTGAGAAATATGGGATTACTTTTCCCGGATTCATTTGGAAATCACCTGATGGGCAAAATAAGATAATAGATTCGCATCAGAGATTACGGGTTATCAAGATAATGATTGCCGATGGATGGGAGCTTAAAGACAATCTATTTCCAGTTGCATACATAGACGCTAAAGACGAAAAAGAAGCAAAGGAAAAGATCCTTCTAGCCGCATCAATGTACGGTGAAATCGATGATTCAGGTCTGCAATTATTTGTAGAAGAAGCCAATCTCGAAATAGACGAGATCAGAGATATCGTTGATATTCCTTATATTGACTTGGAGTTGGAGAAATTCTCGCCATTATCAGAAGGTTTAACAGATGACGATGCTATCCCAGAGCCAAAAAATGAAACTACTATAAAATTGGGTGATATGTATCAGCTTGGAAATCATCGGGTTCTATGCGGTGATGCTACAAAGCCAGAGGATGTCGAAAAACTTATGGACGGTGAAAAGGCTGATATGGTGTTCACTGATCCTCCTTATGGGGTGAGTTATGCCGATAAGAATGCTTTTTTAAATACAATCGATAAAGGCAAACGTAATCAAAAAGAAATACAAAATGACCACGCTGATATTCCAGAAATGTTTGAATTATGGAAAACTGTATTTAATACATGTGCTGATATTATGGCCGATAAGTCATCTTATTATATTTGTTCTCCACAAGTGGGAGAATTGATGATGATGATGATGCAAGCGATATGCCAATCTCCACTTTCCTTGAAACATACTATCATTTGGGTTAAGAATAATCATGTGCTTGGAAGATGTGATTATCACTATAAACATGAATCCATACTTTATGGATGGAAAAAGAAGGGGACACATGAATTTCATGGGAAAGGCTTGCATACAAAAAGCACATGGGAAATACCAAAACCAAATTGCAATGATTTACATCCAACCATGAAACCCGTTGAACTTATGGAAAATGCGATATTCAATAGCACTAGAAAGGAAATGATTGTGTTTGATTGTTTCCTAGGCTCAGGTTCAACACTTATAGCTTGTGAAAAGACAGGTCGAAAATGCTATGGCATGGAAATTGATCCTTATTACTGCCAAGTAATTCTTCAGAGATGGGAAAATTTTACAAATGAAAGGGCGGTGAAGTTATGACTGAAAAAATTACTATAAAAGTGCTTTTTGAAACATGTAGAAAATTTAGCGGAGGGTCTGCTTGGTTTGATGGTCTTTGTAATAAGTGTGGATGCCTAGTTTTTGAAAGAGGTGGTTTGCCAATTGCTGATTATAAGAATTTTTGTAGCAATCCAAATTGTGAAGAACATAAATGGCATTATGTAGGAGATCAAGAAGGTCCTGAATATTATAAACATGGAGTAGATTATGAAAAAGAAAGCAATCAAGAAGAAAACAACCAAAAAGTTTTATGAGGATAAACAAAGAGAAAAAATTGCAATAGAATATTTTGTGAAACATTATTTGTTTGTATATCCAAAACGTTCTATTGATTTATTCAAAAAATTAATAGAAGTTTATAATATTAAAACTGTTTTTGACTTGATGAAATTAGGTAGGAGAGATGTGGAAAGACTAAAATTGACTGGTCGTAAACATGCAAATAATTTATTTGATGATTTATGTCAATATTATGAAGATTATTTTAATAATCGGCCTTCTCCATATATTATTAAGAAAAGGCAAGAAAAAAAGGATAAATCATGAAAAAGAAAACAACCAAAAAGAGAAAGCCAGCAGTCAAGAAACCTAAAAAGACTACTGAGGCTAAAAAAACTAAAGATGAAACACATCATCATATACTTAATGAAGTAGCTTATGAGATTAAAGACAAAAAATACGGTGTCTATGAAGTGAGAAAAACAGCTAATGCTTGGTGGCTGAGTGAAGTAAAAATCAGTCAATTTATAACCGCTAAAAAAATGGGCTGTAATGATACTATGTCGTGTTGTCATGCGGGTATTACGCTTCAACAGTTATCTTATTTTCTTGAAATTCATCCTCATTTTTCTAAGTTTTTTGAAGGAATTAAAGAAGAACCTAAACTTATTGCTATGCAGACAATCTACAATGATTTAAGCGAGAAGGAAACAGCCAAGTGGTATCTCGAACGTAGGGCAAAAGACGAGTTCAGCGTCAGGAACGAATTAACAGGCGCAGAGGGTCAAAACTTAGGCGAGATAACAGACGAGCAATCAACCAAAATAGCCAAAGCCACATTGAAGGCGCAAAAGGAAAAGTTGAAGTTAATGGCGGCATTGGATAAAAAAGGGGATAAATGAGCGAGATAAACCACAATCCTTGTCATTGGGAAAAGTTCATCAATGATTATTTTCTAGTTTGTGATGTTGTAGTTAATGAAGGTTCTAATCCTGTTAAACAGCCTGAGTCTAAATCACAAGGATGGGCTGGCGGTTGGTTGTTATGTGAGTTAGCTTGTAAGAACTTTAAAAACGCTGATTACAACTGGTTTGAGGATAAGTGTACCTGTCAGGGTGTTTTCATTCCTCCAATGTGGCGTTAAATGAGCAACGAAGCACTGGCGTACAAACATTTATCAGGCTATGCAAGTTACATGGAGCCGGGCTATTTAATACCGCCTCATGTAATCAAGCTATGCGCTTATCTTGAAGCCGTTGAAGCTGGCTTAATAAAGCGTTTAATCATTACAATGCCACCTCGTCATAGTAAAACCTTTAATATAGGCGAGTTTTTTCCTGCTTGGTTTCTAGGACGTAATCCTAATAAATCGGTTATTTATGCAACCTATGGTCAAGATCTTGCAAATGATGTTGGTGCAAAGGTCAGAAACATTATCGCAGACTCAAAGCACCGCAAAGTCTTTCCTAATTGTCTCCTTTCTAAAGATACAAAGGCTAAAAAAGCATTTACCACGAGGAAAAAAGGCAGTTATTACGCTGTTGGTCGTGGCGGTATCGTTACTGGTCGTGGTGGTGATATTCTTATTGGCGATGATTTACTTAAAGATCATGCCGAGGCAGCAAGTGAAACAGTTAAAAAAGGATTGATTGATTGGTATAAAACCACGTTCAGTACACGTCAGCAGGACGAGAATAGTGCTATCATCCTAATGGGTACTAGATGGAGCGTGGGCGATCTTATAGGCTGGGCGCTAAAAGAAAATAAGCATGAAAACTGGACGGTGTTAGAAATGCCAGCTTGGAGTGATGAGTATGATGCTCTATGGCCGGGACGCTTTCCAAGAAAACGGCTTGAATCTATCAAAAAGACACTCGGTCTTTATTTTTGGAACGCTCTTTATATGGGACGACCATCCCAACATCAAGGGAACATCTTTAAACGTGATAAATGGGGCTACTGGCGAGAAAGGCCAAAGCAATTTGATAAGATGGTTCAATCTTGGGATATGAATTTTAAAGAAGGAGCGAAAAATTCCTATGTTTGTGGTCAAATTTGGGGTAAAATAAAAGATGATTATTATTTGTTAGATTCGTGGCGTAAACAATGCGGTTTTGTTGAAACTGTTAACGCTGTTATAAAGATGAGTAAAAGATGGCCTAATGCTGTTACTAAATACATTGAAGATAAAGCTAACGGTCCTGCTGTAATGAATATTTTGAAAAATAGAATTGGTGGCTTTCATCCTGTAGAACCTAAAGGCTCTAAACGAGCAAGAGCAGAAGCTATGTCAACAATACAAGATGATGGTAATATTATCATTCCGCATCCAAGCGTGTTATCTTGGGCGGAAGATTTTATTGAAGAAAATGCTAATTTTACAGGCGCAGATGGCGAAGTTAATGACCAAACAGATTGTATGACACAAGCAATAAACGAAATGAATACCACAGGTGGGATAGCTAATCTTGAAAAATTCCTGCAATGGTAGGAGGTTAAATATATGACTAGAAAAAAGACAATTATGGATTATAAGAGAGCATTATCAACCTACAAGAAATCTATGAAGAAAATGGATGGCTGGCAGAATGTTATGACTAACATAGGCACGAGTTATGACAAAACAATGCAAGCAGCCCCAGTACAATGCTTGCTTAAACAACGACAATGCGAAGATATTTATCAAGCGGATGGTGTTGGTGCTAGAATTGTGGACAAACCTATTGAAGAAATGTTCCGAGAGGGCTTTGAGATTAAAATAATTGAAGGTGATGAAAATTTAGCGGAATATGCGCAACAAGAGCTTGAAAAATGGGACGTTGACACATTGATGGCAGAAAGTTGTCTATGGGGTGATATGTACGGTGGCGGTGGCGTTATAATTGGCATTAAAGATGATGACCCAATAGAACCATTGGATTTAACTAAAAAAATCGCCGGAATAGAATATCTTGTTTCAGTAGATAGATATTCATTAAACGTTTTATCAACTGACGTTATAACAGACCCAGCAAATCCTGCGTTTAGAAAACCTGAATTTTATTCCTTGCAAAATAATCCAACAAATAAAAAAGAAAATATTTATAAATTTCATCATACACGCTTTATAAGGTTTGATGGTGTCAAATTGCCTTTTAATATAATGAAAAGTAATAGTTATTGGGGTGATACTCTATTTTCTAGGTTAAGAAAACCTCTAGCCAATTTTCATACTGGATATGATGGTGCTGCTGCTTTGTTATCAGACTTTGCACAGGCAGTAATTGAAATAGAAGGACTTGATGACCTTATAGCTCAAGGCAGAGAAGAACTTGTTGTTAAACGATTGGAGCTTATAGCTAGAGTTAATTCGGTTGTTAATGCCATTGTATTAAAATCAGGCGAAAAATACAGCAGGACAAGCACCAGCGTTGCTGGGTTGTCAGACTTGTTAGACAAAATGTCAGAACGTCTTTTAATGGAAACGCCTTTAACGCACACTCTTTTATTTGGTGAAGGTGCAAATGGTTTAGGCAATACCGGCGAATCAGAGCGCAAGCAATGGGCGAACCATATTAAAAACAGGCAAGAGAAACAACTTAGAGCTAAATACAGACAAATTTTAGATATTATATTTATGACAAAAGGTAAGATGCCTAAATATACATTAGAATTTAATAGCATTGAGCAAATGACGGATAAAGAACTTGCTGAGATTCATAATATTCAATCACAAGCCGATGAAAGATATATTGGTAATGGCACACTGGCTCAAAGTGAAATAGCAGACTCAAGATTTACACCAGACGGATATTCACTTGAGACAATACTTGATGAAAAGAATAGAGCATTGTTAAGAGAGCAAGATCCAGTAGAACCGGACGAAGAAGAATAATAATTGAGGTCTAATGTCTTTAACGAAAAAAGATGAAAGCGCACTTGAGCTTATAGCAAGGGAAGGCTCTAACT